TCGAGCTATTATTCGGATCTGGTACATAGATGTCGCAAACGACAGCCATTCCTGACATAGGGATGAAGCCCTGTGCGGCTTCTTGAATCTTACGCTGCTCTTCGGCATCCATCTCGATCAACTGACTAATGATCTGCTGATACATCTGCTGAATCTGTGGAGCAAGAAACTTGAAATCCGCCTTACGGGTCCGAGTAGTCAGACGCTTAATCAGATATTTCTTGTCATCATACATGGATGGCTCCATGAACTGACCCCGATCAAGGGCCAAAATCATGTTCGTGCCGTTATCAAAGTCCATCGTAAGATCTTCCGCTGCCAGCTCATTATTAGAGTAAGGAGAGGTGCGGATAATCTTGCCAATGTCCTTTGGATCCAAGTTAGACCCCACATACTGCATGATTTGGTTGAAAGTAAGCTGCTTCCCAAGGCGGGTCTCCATGTCTTCCGTGCCTGGCTCAAGAGCAATACGGTAAAACAGTGGAGAAGTGTTCTTAAACTCTGCGATGTTGATGATCTCAGAGCGACCAATCGCAGGAACCAAGTTCGCCTCGGTGTAATACTGCTTGGCAAGTTCCAAAGTCACCGTACAGAAATCGATAAGATACTGGGTAATCTTGGTCGTATGCACAGAGAATTTCTTCTTCTGCTCAATACTCATGAAAAGCATCGTATACGGGTCAACATTCGAAGGCTTCTCTGCAAGCTCTTCCTGAAGATTGGCAATTACATAGAACTGATCAATCATCTGCCCAATATACGGCAAATACTGGTCCCCAGTGCGTCCTGGAATGACAACAGGCGCTTGGCCCGAGTAAGAAAGCACCCGAACCCCAGGCTGCAAACCACCGTTCGCCACCTTGGTTCCGGCCTGTACTGCGAGCTTGTCGTCACCAAGAGTCACCTGATGGGTGGCTACCTGACTGATGGCCCGGTTGATTTCACCCTGAATCGGACGAAGCTGCTTAATAAAGGAGTATGCCCGAGGAGAAGTCGGGATTTCGTCCATGCCGCAGTAAATAATCGGGAAAATACCAAAAGGAAGCTCGCCTTCCCAAAGACACCCTTTATTAGTGCAGATGAAGTAGTAACCAAGGGGGTAAGTGATGCATGGACGGATGTAGAACTCCAGCACTAAGCACTCATTGTCAGAGCGGTTATAGGTGCTACCTGAACCGTCAAAAATAATGTAAGTTTCATCCCGAGAAGCTTCAATCATATCGAGCTTCTCAGGGTCGTTGCCAACGCGGGCCTTCAGATCCTCGATGTTGACCATCTTCCGATAGCCAATAAACCAAGACTCATTCATGGATTTAGCTTCGCGAGCCCGGAACACATTGAACCCGAAGATCCGCTCAAATACAAAGTCGCCCGACATGATGGGCTGAGAAGGGTCTTTCTGCGGCTGGCCCATAGGGTCCACAACAGGCTGCCCCATCTCATCAACCATCGGAGCATAGTCTACGACCTTGCCCTTGGCCTCATCCCAATAAATCTTATGAAACACCTCGCCCACACGAACATAGTCCTGAACGATCTCCCGAACCTTGTCACTCCAACGGTGGCGCTCGGTAATATCCTTCCATACGGAATGATTCAGCTCGGCGGCCTTCTGGTCCTGTAGCTCGGATTCGTTCTTAGGCACTGCCGCAACTGCCGGAGCGTAAGAAAGAATGTTGTTTTCGTAAATTTTGCAAATGCGCTGGATATGATTGACCGTCAGACGAATCTTTTGCTCCTCGGAAAGACGGTTGTCATCCCGAACGCGGTTCCAAAACCGCGAACCTTTGCGAGCATAGTGCGCCCCTGCTACAAGCAAAAGGTTAGAGCGTTGTTCTGCATAAAGATAGTTGTCCGATGACTCACCCTCTTTATACAACCGCATCAACTCGTTGTGATCTAACTTTTTCATTCAATGTCCCTATTACGGAGGAGATTTTCGTACTCTACTGGGTCCTCTAAAAGCATCTGTTCCAACTGATCCTGCTTTAGAGCGACTTCCTCTTTAGTAAGAGAACTCCTGGCCTGGGACTCTTGTGCGACCGCTACTTCGGGTCTAACAAACACTGGCTCGGTGGTCGGAGCCTTATCTACGCTTAGGAAGCTGAGTTCTAGCCCTCCGTATGAGAACCGAGCCACCCCATTGCGACTACATTCCTCTATAATACGAGATATTTCATGTATGTCAAAAGAAGTCCTCTTCATAGTGGGAAGTATCCGCTCCAATAATTTCATTCCAGTCCCTGATTTCATCACTTACCTCATTCAATCCTGTTTTGTCCGAAGATGCAAACATTCTTAATCTGTCTTTATTCCGTTCCACATGAGCCACCTCATGCGGGTTAAGAAAACGCTGCTGTACTACTTCACGAATAGGCACATACCCCACATGGCTAAAATCGAACGGAATCTTGGTCAGCGCATAACGCATTGAGTCCACTGAGTCGTCCTTCGCCTTCCGCTTGTCCGTACCAAGCTGAAGCGTCGTAAGCTCGTTCACAATCGGATAGCACTCCTGCGTGCTGTCCACATCCAGCATCCCGTTCTTAAAGAGCACATTGATCACCTGCTCCCCTACATCGTGCTTCTTCTCCGCCGGAATGAATGAAAGCCCCATCCGATCCGTAATCGTCTTAAAATCCTTCGCATGGTAGTCATAAAACGCCGCCGTGATGTTCAAATCCTGGCTCAACTCCATGTATTTCGAAGCCACATCCGACATCGTGTATATCTTGTCGTCCCCCCGCCAATGCCTGAAAACCCTGGCATACCGATAATCCGGCCTCACCGCGACGAAGGTTATCGCGCTCGGGTGGTTCTCATCCCCACCCGCTCCAATGTCCACCCCAACATAAATAGGCCAATGGGCCGGAATCTCCATCGGGGACGATATGTTCCTCCCCCTGTCAAAACTAGGATACTTCAAGCCCTCATCCCTGACAAAGCGCCCGTAAACCCGCCGCTGCACCTCGGCCTCTGACTTACACATGGCGATGGTTCGGTGGATTTTGTCCAGCGTCCAATGCGACGGGGTTCCATCTAAGAAGTACTGGCAGTCGAACAACGAAGCCCTAAGCTTCTTCGCAAACGGCATCGCCTCCTGCTCCCCAGCTCTGGGCTCCATACAAAGCCTCCAGAACTCCTGCCCCAAGGTAGCCGTGAAGACCATGCTAAAGTAGCCATCTACGGCGTTCCGCCGGAAGTTGATCTCATCCCACAATTCAATAGGGAGTTCTTCATCACAAGCCACATAGTCCACCGTGCCCGACTGAAGATGCTGAGCGTCCTGTGCATAGGTCTTAAAATACAGCGCGACCCCACTGTTAAAGTAGATCGCGCTGATGTCCCCCCGATTCTTAAACTCCGCTCGCCACCCATACTGCGGGTCATCCTTAAAGTCGTCCTTCGGCAGAATGTCCGGCTTCCACTTCGTGTGAAACTCCGCCGTTGCAATCTGTGCGGTCGGGTACAAATACCAAAACTGCCGGGGGTTCCGCCTAAACCGCTTAGGCCAAGCCTGAACATTCGTCGCAAACTCGACAATCTTCCTGATCTGGGAAGTAGAGTTATGCGTAACAATGTGCTCCGCTCCAGTTAAATAAGTGTGGGTAGCGTTGTCTACTTCAATGCATTGCCCATCCATGTTTCCAACAAATTCAATCTTGCTAATCACTCGCTCATGCTTCACGCGAGTAACGCACTTAAACCGATCTTTTTTTCTCTTAACTCGAAACGGATTAAAGTCTACCCATACACTTATTTTGTAACAGTCGGCACACTCTACCTTTACTCCATCTTTCTTATAGTGCGTTTTTTTCACCTTCACCTGGCAAAGCCCCCCAAGTGAAGTAACGAGCCTTATGAACCCATCCTTAAGATCAGGAGATATAGTGTAATACTCGATTACATCCCCCTTAGCATTTACCGTACCGTCCGTGTCCAAAAGCCCCGCAAGCAACGCTTTGCGGTCGTCAATAGATGCTAATAAGTAATCTTCAGGAATTTGCTTCGTACCCGATAACTGACCTTTAAACCTATCAAGCTCGGGGATGTTTTTTAGCTTGATATCAAAAGCCTTAGACCCTCTTTTGGCATACACCTTATGCGTATATTTATCCACATACGCAATAAGCTCCTCATCCGCGGTGCAAAACGAACTCACACGGCTTCCAAAGTGACCATCGCCAAGCATTAAGCCTACAAAGTACGGGTCAAAACAACCGCGCCCTACATATTCAACTGCATCACACACTGGAATAGAAAACTTATCCCAATTTCTAGGAGTCCCGGATTCGTACCCGCCCTGCTTGATTATTTCCTTAGTAGTAAAAACTTTCCATTGTCCATACTCAGGATTATCCCAAACTCTATCCCCAGAACTATATCCCTTCCTAAACCGCTGCTTCCCGCCCTTTGCCACCCACTTGTGCTCTTCCCCCACCACAACACTCGACCCATCATTAAAAGTAACCCTATAAAACGGATAGTTAATGTGCGGATATACCGCCTTAACCCTAGTAACCTTTCCATCCCAGCCGTATACAAGAGCGCCTACCCCAATCTCTCCCATAGGTTTTAGCCCATCGGGGGTAGGTATCAAATTAGTGTATGGCTCCACTTTCCCCAGCTGGTTCGCTGCCGTAAGCAACACCGTCCGGTCATCCGAATCCAAGAACTCCCTCGACCACTTGTAGTCCTTAAACCCATACAAGTGAGGCAACCCCCGAACCAACCGAGCCTTCTCTTGAAGAAGCTTCAGCTTCTCCGCCTTGATCTGCTCTAGCTGACTCAAGCCCTCTTCACTCAAACTATATCCCCATCCTTCTGCACTACATGGTACTGAGTCTCAATCGGCTCGGGGGACTGTGAAACTGGCTGATGCGTAATCCCAGGAACCGCTGCCATCTCCTTCTCAAGAGCGGCAATCTTCGCATCAATGTCCGCCGTAAGAGCCGACATATCGGTGGACTTATTAGAAGACGCAGCATTGAACACCGTCGTATAACTCGTCGTCTCCTGCTTCATCATCGTCAAATTCTTCGTCTCAGAACGCTGCACATAACCACCCTTAGCCCGCAGATCTACCATCGCAGCCGCTTTCAAAACAAGCTCGATGATCTTGGGGTCCTGAATGCTCCCATCCGACTTCTGAAGCGGAATGTTGAGCACATCCCTAATCCTCCGAGTCGAAAGATTCAGTAGCCCCCTCATCACAGCCTCATACTCAGGCGGTCTACACAGAATGTACGCAAGCACATGAGGAGCACTGTCCACCATCTGAATAAAGTACTGCCGAGACACTACGCCCAAGTAGACGCTGCCCTGATTGATGATCTCGTTTCGGGTGGTCGCTACTCTGTCATGCTCCATCCAAAAGTTGGTTCGGAGGGCTTCCGCTGCGGCAGTCGGGATGTAGTTATAGTCCTCTTTTAGAATTTTAAGCAGATCGTCCTCATCCGCATCCACTAGCTTCTGGGGAAGACTTACCACCGCTTTCTTCATGCCCTCTGGAAGCAGGTTTAAGAAGGAGCGGGGCTCTTCTAGCTGGCTTAAATAAGTGTTGAACGCCAGCTCTTTTTTGACCGTCATGCCATCGTCGTTCTTCGGGCGGCCTCCCTTGGATATAGAGAGAGGATCGACATTTAGCTCGGCTGTTGCCATCGAGACAGAAACATTACGGGGGACATCCTGGACCGAGGGGTTTTTGGTGCGGAAGTTTCGAGAGTACTCAATGTTCTCTTCCAAGCGCTCTTTACGAGTTTTAGTTGCCATTACTCGTAGCATAAGCGGTTCGGGGGGATTGTAAATCAAAAAAGTAAACCGAATCGGGCGCGTTATATAGACCAGGATGAATCGTTAGCGACCACGATGACCAGCGACCCCCCAGCCCCCCGTCCCGCTGGCTTGCCTGACCGATCGAGTCGGCCGAATACTTGAGCCAACCGATCCACCGATGCCATCATCAGTAGAACTACTGGCATGATAGGCCATTGCATTAGCGGTACCGATGGATCGGAGGGTTCCGACCATGCAAGGTCCGTACCTAGTCCGAGTCATTATTCTTTCTAATCATCCGATTCGTCGTAACCTATTGTAATCATTACTAGATTACATAATTACCCTTATCAACAGTATTATTTTACCTAATGACCCTTGTTTTTATTGGGTTTTTACTATGAGGATCTGTTAACAATTGTTCGGCGGGTTTTGTGGACCGGTGGACCGGTGGACCGGTGGACCGGTGGACGCGTCTAATATATAGAGGGAGCGACCCGACTGGATTTAAAAAAATTTTTAAAAAAGTGAAAAAAGTTATTGCAATAATGTTTTTTTGTGTTATTCTAATCTTGTCAGGTAGCGATACCGGACAAAACGACGAAAGGGACTAATTATGAAATACGGACAAGAAGTAATTGAACGGTACGAAAACCTGCTTGAGCAAGCAAAAATGATAGACCGCGAGATATCGGAGCTTAAAGCTCAGTTTATCGCGTCCAACGGTGGCGAGTCGGACTCTCACCTAATTGCTATCAAAGATAACTTTCGCGAGATAGTCGCGGGCAAGAGTGAATTCGAAAAAAAGTTTGGCGCGACATGGCTCCGGGATAACGGACTATTGAAGGTATCGGCATTTAATACCGTCGTTATCGCGCGCAAGTCGGCCGTCAAGGCCGGGTAATAACTGTTTAAACTGACATGAAAGGGACTAATTAAATGAATACGCAAAAATTACTTACTATCGGTGGCAATCCTAAAATCACGAAAGGAGACGCGTTAGGCGAATATTTCACGGCAATTTTGCACCTATCCCCGGCTAATGTTAGCGGTTTTGAAACCTGCCCGGGTCGGTCGGCTGGCTGTTCGCAAGCTTGCTTGAATACCGCTGGACGCGGCCGATTCGATAGCATCCAACAAGCGCGGATTAAAAAAACCCGGTTTTTCTTTGAACAACAAGCAGCGTTTCTTGCGCAATTGCGAAAGGAACTAGCGGCATTCGAAAAGCGCTGCACAAAGTTAGGATTGAAACCCGCGGTTAGATTGAATGGTACAAGCGACATTTTATGGGAAAAAACGGGCATTATTTCCGCATTTCCTAATATTCAATTTTACGACTATACCGCAATCGAGGCGCGTTTTCGCGCGTCATGGAAGCTCCCCGCTAACTATCACTTGACTTTTTCGCTCAAAGAAGACAACGCGGATAAAGCGGCGCGGGTACTGGCAGCCGGTGGCAATGTCGCGG